AAAAACATCTCATCCAGGAATGAATAGGTATTCATACCCCTGCTCGGCCGCCGAGCAGTATCCTGACTTTCTCCCCGTGAGAAAGCCTCTTGCGACATTTTATAGACTGTCGTCTATCCCATATACAATATATATATAAAAATTGTATATAAATAGCCATGATCGAACCCAAAAGATCTAAGCTGGAAAGGGGTCACTATATACGTAATATACAGGAGCTCCAACAAAGAGTCCCAATTGAAAGTCTTCCGCTGTAGAAATGTACTTATCAATTCGCGTGAGAACAACATTATCTGATCCTTTAATTTCAGTTGTTAATTCATGACCCAAATGATTCCCAGCATAATAATCGAGATCTCTGGCAGGAACGAATCTTTGTCCTGCAGTATAAAAAGGAGTTTCGTATTCTAAACATGGATTATTAAAAGCTGGTGTAAGTGCAGTTCCTCCCAAGGAACCGCGTAAAGTTTGCAGCATTGATTTTCGCCGGGACCCAACATTAGTACCATCGAGTGGCTCAAAACTCACCTGATTATAAGTTCCTCCGAAGGTATGTCTAGCAACACCAAACGATCCACTATGACCGCCTGTGTTTTTATTAGTGAGTATTGCTTTATGTCGCAACCCTCCCCTACGCATAGCAAATGCAGGTGTAAGGTAATTCAACAAAGTTGTATTACAAAAATTGTATGGAGCATTTCCTCCAGTAGATGGTATAGCACGATCGTCACCAGATGGATCCCATCCTCTATAATACGGAAAGTCTGTAAGATTAATCGAAACCATTCGAAAGCCTATGCCAAATTCTGCAGGCCAATAAGATGAATGGTAATGGTATCTTCGCAACAAATCACGAAAACTCACTATCCTTTCACCCTGATATACAAGGTATTGATTATCGTCTTTGACTAAATCCGTGTAAGATCCAAAAGCTTGAATCTCATTAGAGCAATCAGGAGCATTAGATTCATCAACACTCGTGGCGAGTGCGTCAGGTGCTTGTTCTGACTGTGCAACATATGGTGCGATGTCACTTTGCTGTTGAAAATAAGAAACATTATTCAAACCTTTTACGGTTGGAACAGCAAAGGCAATGTCTTCACCGCCGCTAACCCACACTTGTACTTTAACTGCAGCATCGGAAGTGCTTGGAGTTGCAAGTTCATTAACGACGTAGACACTAAGACTACCGTTATCAAATGCGGTACCAGCAGCAATATTGGCATCTGTACTGAAAGTAGGAATAGAAAAAGCAGAAGAAGAATCGTCTGCTCCAAGCACATAGTTCCAAGCCCTAACGTCAGCCCACTTAACCTCATATTCAAAATCTCTATCCTCTGAAATATCAATAGTAGTAGAATATACCTGGTTATAAGCGACAGGCCCAGAGTTGTTAGAACGTGGATTGTAAACAATTCTTAAACGTCCTCTATGATACTCAGAACAAATAACATTAAACCTAAATTTGATTGAGCCTTGCCATGCTTCAAAAGGATTCGAAGCGAAAGCAAGAGCAGTAGGATGAACTTCAGTGACAGGTGCAGCCGAAAGTGTCCTAACTAACGAGGGAGTAACCAACATAGACGCTAAAAGAGTGTCTGTAGTGGCAGATTCCGGCCAATCAAATTGTTGCCAAAAGGAAGGTCGTTGAGCAATTGCTGAAATAGCAAGTTCATCCTCTCCACCAAGCCCCATAACTCTCGTATCAATAGTAAGCTCATTCTTAGAATCAGTAGACAACTTGATAAGAGGCTCAGAAGTGTCAGTGTTAGACAAATTACCCATATACCTAGGAACATACGGTTTAGTATCCTCAAGTACTTGTGGACGAGAATAACCAAAAAGCTTAGCCACTTGACCAATGCGAGAAGCAACCATAGCGGTAGCTTTTGCATAAGGCGCAATGACTGGAATCATAGAAAGAGCATTGGCTGCATTGGCAACTGCTGAAGCAGGTTTGCTTATTAAACCATCTTTCACAAATTCGTCATTTGTTCTGGTATTATTGATCTTCTTTGTAGGGCGTTTATTCTTCTTTCCACCTGCTTGTTCAACATAAGTAGGAAATCCAAAATCATCCAATTCTCTATCTGCTGTGCCAGACTGAACCTGGGCAGTTGTAGGAACAGAGAGAGTAACATCTTCGGCCCAGACAAAAACCGTAACTGTAATGGGATCAGTACCACCATTGGCGTGACGCAAAATGTCAAAATCATGGATAGTGACTCGACCCATATCATCAGTCCAGTTACTTTGAGTAATATCAAGAAAGTTCTCAGGCCATAAAAAAGGCAACAACATTTCACCACCTTGTGAAGTAGTAGGATCAAGCATAAAATGAGGCTTTTGAGAAGCCCCAACCAAATCTTGTTCAAAAAATGCACGGTTAAGAGTCACTATATCTCTGGTAAGATATGGATTATAAGAGACCAAAGCTCGTCCATAATAAAAAGAATTGCCATTAATAAGCATCTTCATTCTGAGATTACAACGTAAGTTACGATACCTGTTTATTTTTTGTAAAACATCAGCATTACTAAAAAACTCAGTCCACGGATTAAAAACCTCAAACAACCTAGAACTTTCCGGAATCCATTGAAATTCCTTGATCTTGATAGGACGACCGAGGAAGGAACCGAGTTCTGCATCGCTAAATCCTGCGAGTTGGGTAGTGACATCTGGTGATGATGAAATGTCGTAAGACCATGGTGTGTCTCCATCGACAAAATGTACATTTTGTGTTGATATGTGCTGAGGCGCCTTTGAGACACTATAAGCGCCAGCATTAGGACTATTTGAGTCAGCCCCAAGACTATTTGTATTATTATTATCAATCGAAGTAGGTAATATTTAATATATACAACACATCAGGGCAGTACCTACTGCTACTGTGTGCGACAATGTTTCTTTGGCTGACGAAACCGCCGGTAAATACCGGTATCCTAAGGGTAGGATGTCTATATGTACAAAGCTTCCATAAAATATACAAACATGTAAATCATAAAATATGTAGTATCCATATATACACAACTATTTTAAACTTATACTACGAATAGTTCCGGAGTGGATAGATTTTACGCCTCTCCAAGGCGTTTTAGAATTTATTCTAAGAAGTCCCATTCATCACCTACAGTATGAACAAATGCATCTTCGTCTGCGATCTCATCAACTACATCGGGCTCACGTCCAAGATATCTAATCTCAAAATATTCGAGCCTGTCCTCATAAGATTTAGGCAACATTTTGCAAGAACCTGTAATTCCACACTTGAATGCAACTTCCTTCATTTGCTTTCTGCGCAATTCGTAAACCTCTTTGCCGTGTTGCCACCATTCACATAAAGCAACGTCAATGTTTTTGGCAGATTGATCTTCCAAAGAATCAACATTGGATTCAAGGACGTTGTGGAGACATTTGAAAATAGATTCTTCAGACAAAGCTCCATGAATCAAACCAGTATCCGCATTGAATTTATTCTCACGCTTTAAAAAATCAGCTTCGAGATCATTCATATATGGAGTAGGTTCAGATTCTTTATCTGGCATGGTGAAAACCATGTCACGTACCCTAAAAAACTCGGCACATGATATGTGGTTAAACCAGTCATAGCCTTTCTTCACGGAACCCTTAACGTCATCACCATAAGTCATAATAGCACAAATTTCACGAAAAGGTTCTGGCTTACCTAGGTGTGATGGCCAAAGGTGAAAGTAAGCACATCTTAATTGCAAGGAGTTAACAATACTGTTAATGTAGACAGTCAAATTTTGTCCAGAAGGATTGGATCCCTTATGGATAATAATATCTCCATTATAAGCTACACAGGAATACGCGACCTCAGTCGCAATACCACGCATAATAATTAGATCATCTTCAGTGTATCTCCCACATTTTTCTGCAATCTCAATTAGGACAGCAAAGGCAGCGTTAATGAGTTGTGCAGGCATACGAAGATCGTATTTGCTATAATCTCCTGCCAGAATACGATCTGCTCCATGCTTCTTCATGTGATTTGCCAATTGATCCCATTCAGGACCTTGTGCATTCACTCCTACTGCACACTCAGAATCGAGTGGAAATAGTGATAGAATACGGGCAAGAGGTAGAAAATATTTACGAACTAACATTTGAGTGGCCCAATCTGCAGCTTGAAAGACTCTAACCTTATCCTTAGTTAACTTGGTAGGTTCATCCTTGACACATGCTTTGAAAATAGAATAACAACGCTTACCCGAAAGTAAAATTTTTTCCATCTTTCTCATTTCGTCAACAATCATAGGGTGGGCTTTAGCTGGACATTGGAAATCCGGGTAATCTAACGGATCCAATAGTTCAATCATTTCTCGCTTGGGTCCAGACAATGGATAACCTTTGGAAGTTCCTTTTGGCATAGCATCGATAAAACGCTTGCCATCTTTGCCACACAAAATTTCCATGTCATTCATAGGAACAAGTTCCGATAGAACCCACAATTTAAATTTGTCACACTTGAAAACAGAAATAAGACCATCAACATAGTCCTTATATGCTGCTTCAACGAGACTACCTTCAATTCCTACACTAGGATTGGCCGAATGAGCCAGGGACGCTTGCCACATTCTAGTTCTGTGAAACTTGGGTGCACCATGTTGGTTCTCAACTCCAGT